TTCGTTGAGTTTGTTGAGCTTGACTTCGGGATCAATATCTGAGTTGGGCAACATGTTCAGTATGCGCTGTTCTTCAAATTGCAGGGCATTGGTCTTGTTCTGTTCTTGGTATGACATGGGCCGGAACACAATTTCCAAGTCGCCCATTTGCAAGTTCTGATCATAGTCAGGACAAACCTGTTGGTCCAGCACTGTGCGCAGATCCAAGGAGTACTCGTCTTCGTTAGAGCAGGCTGGGCAAGTGGTGTTGATCTCCATGTCATGCCCATAGCTGGCCAGTCGAATGGCCACCAGCAGTGAGTTGATATCCACAGACGGAGTTTGCCAGGCATCCTGAATTGCCGGGCAGCAGCTTTGAATAACCGAAACCACGGCTTGACCATTGAACAGTGCGTCCGGTGTGCGATAGGTAATTTCGTCTATGGCAGTCATGGGATAAATGGGCAGTTCATTGGTGGCAGTGCGTCTAATGGAGTCTTCGGGCCAGAACCTGCCAGCAGATGGCAGACGCAAGTGAATTGCGGGTTGTCGAAAATACTGATTCAAGGGGTTAGCATTTGGGGTCATAGATCACCTATAAATATACTCTACTTATAGGTACAAAAACATGGCAGATCAAAATCAGCGCCTGGCGGAAGTCACAGAACAAGTCAATTATGAACTGGAAAGGTTTGGGCGTCTCAGTGGCACCACAGCTGATGCCTTGCGAGATGCCCAGGTCGGGGTAGAGGGATTTTCAGCAGCCATGCGCAAGGCGCCTACACAAGTGGTGGATGCAGCCGGCAAAATGGCCAAGGCCATGTACGATGGGCAAAAGGGTGCTGCGGCATTCAACAGCAGCATTGACAGCATGGCTGGAGCTGCACAGTCGGCTACCACCATGCTCATGGCCATTATACCCGGCGGTGTTGCAGTAAAAGTAGCACTCATGGCTCTGAACAAGGCCATTGGATTTGCTGCTGACACACTCAAACAAGTCAATATACAGGGCGATGCTCTGTACAAAGGTTTTCAAGATCTAGCCAAGTCTGGTGCAGTTGCCGCTGGCGGTACCACTGAGCTGGGCCAGGACATCTACAAGCTGGGCATTGGATTTCAGGACCTGGACAAGTATCTAGGCCTAGTAAACGAAAGTTCACAAGATCTAGCCCTGTTTGGTCGAACAGTGTATCAAGGTCAGTCTGAATTTGCAAATCTACGTCAGACCATGAAGCCCATGCGGGCCGAATTTGAACGTCTGGGGCTCAATGCCGAACAGCAAAACGAAGCTGTCATGGGCTACATCAAGTTGCAAACTCGCCTGGGTCTTGCCAGCCGTGTGCAAGAACAAGGTTATGCAGCCACAGCCGAAGCTGCTCGCAAGTATGTCATGGAACAGGACGCACTGACCAAGGTCACTGGCATTTCACGCAAAGAACAAGAAAAGGCCATGGAAGAAGCCATGCGCAATCAGCGTTTTGCTGCCACCTTGGATCAGTTGGTGGCCGAAGGACGCACTGAAGAAGCCAACAACCTGCGTGTGATGGTGCAAGCATCAGGCCAACTGGGACCACAGTTCCAGAAAGGCATGACTGATTTGGCGTCGGGCTTTGCCAACACCGAAGAAGCAAGACAAGTGCTGTTGGCAACACAGGGTGATGCGCTCAAGCAGTTTGACATGGTCAAGCAAGGGCTGATAAAAGCTCCTGGAGAAATAGATCGTGCGCAACAGAGCATTTACAACAATGTTGCTGCCTTTAACAAAAACATGCAGCCCTTGGCAGCAGCCGGCGCCTACGACAAAACATTTGGATCCTATGCTGAACAGCGCAAGGCACAAGAGCTCAAGGATGGAAAATTTGCAGCTGCCATGGCTGATTCCCGTAAAAAAGTCGCTGATCAGATGGCTGGCACTGATGAGAGACTGAGAGCACAAAGCGAAACTGTGGTAAACCAGCAAGATGCTACGCTGGAAGCACAGAGATTGATGGATCGTGCAATTACCTCGGCTGCCCAGATGTCTGAGTTTGCGTCTGAAAAACTGGCCAAGTTGGGCAGAATGGCCAACGATGCGGCTGACGCCTTGGGCACTGTAAATGATGGCGCCAAGGGATTCTGGGATCGAGTTTTGTCATTCATGGGCATAGGACCACGTGAGAAAACTGAAAAAGAACAGCAACTAGCAGACGCCGAAGCAGCCGCCAAAAAACAAGCTGAACGTGCCGAGGCAGAACGTGCAGCCACAGCAGAAGCCAAAAAAGCGGCCGAAGCAGCACTGGAGGCCGAACGTAAAACATTGAAAGAGTCTCAGAGCAAAGCTGACGCAGCTAAGAATCAATTGCAAGGCGTTGGCGGCCAAGCTGGTGTTGACCAAACTGTGCAACGCCTGCAAAGACAGGAACGTGAGGCCACATCCAAGGTTGACTCAGCTGGCACTGAACAAGAACGTAAAAAAGCTCAGGAAGATGCTGAAAGAGCACGCCTGAGACTGTCAGAGGCCATGGCAGAACAACGTCGTCTGCAAGATATTGTGGCTGAACAAGGTCGGGTAGCCGAAGCGGCCAAGGTAGCTGTGGCACAACGAGAAGCAGTGGCAGCAGAAGCTAGAAAAAAAGATGCTGACGCAAAAACAGCCGAAGACGCAGCAACTCGAAAAAGCCTGCAAGCTCAGGCTCGGGCAGGCATGGGCGGAGAACGTCCAAACGCTCAAGCAGCCCTCGACGCAAGCAATCAGCGTCGGGAACGAGAAAAGGATACGTCGTCACTAGACAAAGTAAATGAGCAGCTAACTAGACAGCGAGAAAATCTCAAAGCCAACACTGATCAGTTGTCCAAACTTGACAAGACTAGAGACAAGGCCACCATTGAGTCTCTAGAGAGAGTCAACGAAACAATAACCAAACGCACTGAAGAACTTGAAAAAGAAGCCGAAGCTCTTAAAGAAAAAATCAAAAAAAATCAGCCAAAGCCGGCTCCGTCTGCACCAAGACCCTCTGGCGCAGCAAACAATGCTTCAAGTAGTTACGCCGGCGGCGGAGGATCCAGTAGCTATGGCGGCAGCGGCGGATCTGGTGGCGGAGCAGCACCCGGAGGCGGAGGAGTAGGGGGCGGAGCAGCACCTGGAGGCGGAGCAGCACCTGGAGGCGGAGCAGGGGGCGGAGCAGGGGGTGGAGCAGCACCTGGAGGAGGAGCAGGGGGTGGAGGAGGAGCAGGGGGTGGAGCAGCACCCGGAGGAGCAGCAAGCAGTGTACCAACCACCGCCTCAGAAAATTTATTAAATTATATTAGATCTACTGAACATTTTACTCCAACAGCCGCCTGGGATGCTAAACAGTGGAGCAATGGCTTTGGTACCAAAGCCAAATTTCCAACTGGCAATGCAACAGATCCGGGACCAAGAGAAACTATTACCAAAGAGGAAGCAGAAGCTCGGTTTATCCAATATGTCAATCGAGCTGCTCAAGACGTGGCAGCCTATGGAACTTCAAAAAAATATAAATGGGGACAAAATCAAGTTGATGCGCTGACCTCATTTGTATACAATGGTGGTTCAGGATGGCTCAAACAAGTAACCAATGACGGTAAACGTAAAAACTTTGAAATTGCCGAGGCCATGCTTGAGTATAACAAGTCAAACAAAACAGTTCTGCCTGGGTTAGTTAAACGAAGACAATACGAATCCAACTTGTTCAAACAAGATTTGCAAGCAGCAGATGGCGGTGTGTTCAGCGGACCAAAGTCTGGCTACCCGGCAACCTTGCATGGCACAGAAGCAGTGATCCCGCTCAAGAACGGCGAAGTTCCAGTCAGTATTGACAACAAAGGTGCTGACCAACTACAGACGGAGGTTCGTAAGTTGACTGCCAATGTGATACGTCTCACTCAGAAAGACGTCATGGCTCAGGGCGGTATTGGCCCAACCGTGGGTGGTTGGAACGAATACACTGGCTACAACATGGGGCACATGACCACTGACATATCCACGTTAGAGAAGATTGCCGGCAAGCTGGGCGCATACGACAAAGCCACACAGACTATTACTGATCCAACACTCTGGAAAGAAATCTTAAAGTCAGGCATGCTGATGAATTATGAGTTAGGTCCAGTTACAACTGGTACCAAAGGACTGTCTGACATGGTGGGTTCAGAATCTGTAGCTGATGCAATTGCAGGCAGAATCAAAGAACTCATTGACAGTCGACAAGACAGTACTGAAGCAATTGCTCAAACCAGAGTTGAGTTTGCTGACATGATGAAAACATTCTACACAGATTTCTTTGCTAAAATGCAAGATGAAATGCGAAAAGAAAATCCATTGGATTCAGAGATGCTGGCTGTATTAAAAGACATCAGTCAAACAAATGCTGCTGCCGCAGGCTCTAGTGAAAAGATGTTGCGTCATGCACGTAATTAACGGTAAATAAACAACTATGGCAGATCAACAACAGCCGGGCTGGCGCAAATATTTCAAGGTAGCAGACACATCTGGACAGATGAGTCCCATCAACGGACGCAACAGCTATGGTGCGCCAGGTTATCAAAAAAATGACGGCAATGGTGGCATTCAAGCAGACTTTGTGTTTCGCAACTATGCATCACGACTGCCCGAAGTATATTCGGGCCATCCCAATCGTGTGGAACGATACAACCAGTATGAAAACATGGACATGGATTCAGAAATCAATGCCTGTCTAGATATTATTGCTGAGTTCAGCACACAACTCAGTGAGCAGAACAAAACACCGTTTGAAGTAAACTATCATGAAACACCCACGGATCATGAAATTGAAATTGTGCGCAAACAACTGCAACAGTGGGTCAAGCTCAACCAGCTGGATCAACGCATATTCAAGCTGTTTCGTAACACCATCAAGTACGGCGATCAAATATTTGTACGTGACCCAGAAACATTTGAAATGATGTGGGTGGACATGAGCAAGGTTGCCAGGGTGATTGTGAACGAAAGTGAAGGCAAGCGGCCCGAGCAGTATGTGATCCGTGACATCAACCCCAACTTTCAAAACATGACTGTGGCAGCCAAGACCACCACAGACTACATGACTAATCCAGTAACTGGCACAATCTCTGGCTCATCAAACTACACCATGCCCAATGGTGGTTCAGGCGGCGGCGTAGGCAACTCAAGATTCATGCAGGCCATGAACGAAGTGTGTATTGATGCCAAGCACGTGGTGCATTGCAGTTTGAACGAAGGTTTAGATGTGTTCTGGCCATTTGGTCGCAGTGTACTGGAACAGATCTACAAGGTATACAAGCAAAAAGAACTGCTGGAAGACTCAATTTTGATCTATCGTGTACAACGTGCTCCGGAGCGCAGAATCTTTAAAATTGATGTGGGCAACATGCCCAGCCACTTGGCCATGGCCTTTGTGGAACGTGTGAAAAACGAAATGCATCAGCGCAGAATACCCACCATAACAGGTGGTGGTCAAAATGTCATGGATGCCAGTTATAACCCACTCAGTGTGGGCGAAGATTACTTTTTCCCCCAGGGTCAAGACGGTCGTGGCTCAAGCGTAGAAACCCTACCCGGCGGTCAAAATCTTGGCGAAATTGACGACTTGAAGTACTTCAACAACAAAATGGCCCGTGGACTGCGTGTGCCATCCAGCTACTTGCCCACAGGCCCTGACGACAGTGATCGTGCCATGAGTGACGGCAAAGTGGGAACTGCTTTGATTCAAGAATATCGTTTCAATCAGTACTGCGAACGACTACAAAACTTGATTGCACAAAAGCTAGATGATGAATTCAAGATGTTCCTGAAATGGCGCGGATTCAACATTGATTCAGGCTTGTTCAGCATCAAGTTCAACCCACCACAGAACTTTGCCAGCTATCGTCAAGCTGAAATGGATACTACTAGAATTCAGGCTTTTTCAGGCCTGGAACAGTTGCCTTACATGTCAAAACGGTTTATGTTGCAACGCTTCCTGGGCTTGACCGAAGAAGAGATCAAAGAAAACGAAAAACTCTGGCGTGAAGAACGTGACAATCCTGAAATGGATTCGGTCAAGGGCAGTGATCTACGCAGTGTGGGCATTACCCCAGGTGCTCTTGAAACCGACGTTGCAGCCGGCGAAGAGATTGCAGGCATGGCCCCTGCTACCCCGGGCACTCCTGAAATTGGTGCAGGCCTGACCCCAGGCGGTGCAGCACCCAGCGACGGTGCAGCACCCCCGGCTGCATAAATATTGATATGATACTACGAGAATTCTGGGACAAAGAGCCCAATGCATATCAAGACGTTGAAAAAGACAACAGTCAAGCCCGTCTAGGCGACCTACGCAAGAGTCGCCTCACCTTGCGACAGCTGAACAAACTGCGCAAAATGAATGATGTTCGCATGGTTGAGTACAAAGAAAAACTCAAACTGGTTCGTCAACAATACTCTCCTCCTGCACAACCTGCTGTGTAATTTCAGGCATTTATCGCCATTTTCTACCGATAAACACTATAGATTTAGTCTATGGTGTAAATAACAACGCACTTTACCTAATAGGAGTTTTCTTATATGAACCGTTTTGAACAATTGATCGAATATGTGATCAACGATGAAGAGGCGAAAGCCCAAGAACTTTTTCATGACATTGTTGTGGAAAAGAGCCGCCAAATCTATGAAAATCTAATGGCCGAAGAAGCCCAGGAAGATCTAGAAGAAGGCGCAGAAGAAGAGCTTGAAGAAAGCGAAGAAGACATTGAAGAAGGCATGATGGGCGGCGACGCTGCTGATGACCTAATTGACGATGTCGAAGCCGAAGAGCAAGATGACATGAGCATGGAAGCTGAAGGCGACGAAGAAGAATTTGATATCAGTGCTGACGACGAACAAGATGTCGGCGGCGATGACATGGGCGATGACGACATGGGCGGCAGCGGAGAAGCAGCTACCAAGGACGACATCATGAATCTTGAAGACAAGCTGGACCAGTTAATGGCCGAGTTTGAAGGATTAATGGGCGGTGATGATGTTGGCGGCGACGGCGACGGATTTGGCGCCGAAGAAGGTGGTGACGCCATTGAAATGGACGACACCGAAGAAATGGGCATGATGGAAGCTGTGACGCTAAAAGCAGCCCCAAAGCCAGTGACTTCTGAAGAAGGCGGCATCAACAAGAAGTCTACCGTGGCCGCAAACGCAGGAGCCAAAGGACCAATTGGCAGCACAGTTCGTCCAGTACACACTGGCGGCGAAATGGGTGGCAAGCATGACTCTAGCGCATACAGCAACTCAACCAAAGACTTGATTGGTGATTTTCAGAACAAAGCTGGCACCAGCATGAAAGGCCAAACACCTGCTACCAAGCCACACTTGAGCCAAGCTACTGGTGTTAACAACAAGTCTATTATCCCAAGCAAACATAATTGATTATGAAAACCCTTAGAGAACAACTTACTTTTAACCAGGCCCGCATGCAGATTCTTGAAGAAGACGATGCATCAGGCCAGGGTAAAAGCATGTACCTCAAGGGAATTTGTATTGAGGGAAACAAGCGCAATGCAAATGAGCGTGTTTACCCACTTAACGAAATCACTCGTGCTGTTGGCACAATCAACAAACAGATCCATGAAGGCTACTCTGTATTAGGTGAAGTGGACCATCCAGAAGACCTCAAAATCAACTTGGATCGTGTTTGTCACAGTGTTGAAGAAATGTGGATGGACGGTGAAGCCGGTTGCGGCAAGCTCAAGATTCTGCCTACCCCAATGGGCAATTTGATCAAGACCTTGTTACAATCTGGTGTACGTCTGGGCGTTTCAAGCCGCGGTAGTGGTAACGTTGACGATAGAACCGGACATGTCAGTGACTTTGAAATAGTCACAATTGACGTGGTTGCCCAACCCAGCGCACCAAACGCATACCCAAAAGCCATTTATGAAAGTATGATGAATATGAAATACGGACATAGATTGCTAGAGGTAGCTCGCGAAGCTGGGCAGGACAACAAAGTGCAGAGATACTTGAAGAGCGAAGTAGTCAAGCTCATCAAGGAACTCAAAATCTAAGGAGAATCTAAGCATGTTAGATGCAATCAAACCATTGCTAGATAGCAACCTGATCACCGAGGAAACTCGTCAAGAGATCACAGAAGCTTGGGAAGCCAAGT